CCTTGAACCGCAGCACCGGGTCCTAGGTACTTGTGAACAAATACATCGGTTCCGCCGATTTGGAACATTTCCCAAACAGCTTTGTCGATGAATTTAAAGTCGTTGCCCTTTTGCGGGCGGTATAGGCTTAATCTTGGCATAGTCATATATTTAGCGGTGCGATAAATAACAGTATGAGCCAAATTGATCAATCTAAACAAGCCGTGTACGACTACTGCAAAACCATGCTAGGTGATGGCATGATTGATGTAGAATTAGACCCTACACATTACGAAACTGCCCTAAACAGAGCGTTAGCAGTTTTTCGCCAGCGTAGTGATAATGCTGTAGAAGAAAGTTACGCATTTTTGACGTTACAAGCGGACCAAAATGAGTATATTCTTCCTAAAGAAATCCAACAAGTTCGACAGATTTTTAGACGTAGCATTGGTTCACGTACAGGCAATGGATCAGGCGGCACAGTTTTTGAACCGTTTAATTTAGCCTATACAAACACCTATCTTTTAAGCAGTACAAACATGGGTGGTCTACTAACTTATGAATTGTTTTCACAATATCAGGAATTAGTGGGCAAAATGTTTGGTAGTTTCATTAACTTTACCTGGCAACCACAAAGCCGTAAGTTAATGATTCAACAGCGTCCTAGAGGCGGTGAAGAGATTTTACTTTGGGTTTACAATACAAAACCTGACTTTGCTATTATCGAAGACACGTATGCAGGTATTTGGATCAAAGATTACACCCTTGCAAACTGTAAAATGATGCTAGGACAAGCCCGTGAAAAGTTTACACAACTTGCAGGACCACAGGGCGGAAGTAGCTTAAACGGTGCTGCTATGAAGAGCGAAGCAGTTGCAGATATTGAGCGTCTAACTAAAGAACTAGAAACTCTAGTATCCGGCGGCCAGGGCTACACATTTGTAATTGGTTAAACATCTAGGTTGACCTTTCTATAACACTTTTGTTATAATTGTTCTACTAGAGGACAATTTATGATTATAGGTGTATGTGGCTTTATAGGAAGCGGAAAGGATACAGTAGCAGATTACCTTCAAAACTTCCACGAATTCCGTAGAGAAAGTTTTGCATCAACTTTAAAAGATGCAGTTGCAGCAGTGTTCGGGTGGGATAGAACTATGCTAGAAGGGCGTACAAAAGAAGCCCGCGAATGGCGAGAACAAGTAGACCCTTGGTGGGCAGAACGTTTAGATATGCCTACACTTACACCACGTTGGGTCTTACAATACTGGGGTACAGAAGTTTGTCGTAAAGCATTTCACGACGATATTTGGATTGCTAGTTTGGAAAATAAAATCCGTAACAGCAAAGATAGCGTTGTTATTAGCGATTGCAGATTCCCTAACGAAATTGAAGCTATACGCAAAGCAGGTGGCAAAATTGTTTGGGTACAGCGTGGCGAATTGCCCGACTGGTATGACACTGCTGTAGCCGCAAATGACGGGCATAATTGGGCTGTACAAGATTTAAAAATGCGTAAAATTCACGCAAGTGAAACAGCCTGGGTAGGTACAACGTTTGATGCAGTTATTGATAACAACGGACTAATTAGTCAACTCTATATGAACATGGAAGAACTAGTAAAAACGTTCAGTAATCAGCAACAAGATCTCCTTGTCGCCAAGTAATACCTTCTTTACCTAGTATTTGAGCACAGTTAGCGCAAACTGTTTTTAGATTGGTAGCACGGCAATTATTTAAATCGCCGTCTACATGGAATACTTTGAATACTTCCAGATGCGGACTTTTAAATCCGCATTTGTCGCACTGATTCTTTATCTTATATCCTGCCCTGGCCCATCTAGGAATTCCAGCGTATAATCCCTGAGCTAGGCAGATCTCACAAAGACTCCTATAATAAGTCCTTCCATTTTTCTTGTAATTTACAGCTTTGGGTCGTTGCCCGCACTTACAAAGTGGTCTCATAGTAGTATTTAAACCTTTTTGTTCCCTTTTTCATCTGGTATAACAAGCCAATTTTAGCAGATACCGCTAAATAATATGAGCAACTATTACCAGGAGATTAGGGAATGGCACTAACATCACCAGGCGTACAAGTTACGGTAATCGACGAGAGTTTTTATACACCAGCTGAACCTGGCACTACTCCGTTAATCGTAATTGCAACCGCTGAGAATAAATCTAATGCAGCAGGCACAGGCACTGCTGCTGGAACAACACAAGCCAATGCAGGCAAAGTGTTTAAAGTCACAAGTCAAAGAGAATTGGTTGATACCTTTGGTGTTCCATTCTTTGAAAAGACAGCAAGTTCAACACCGATTCACGGTAGCGAACGAAATGAGTACGGTCTACTAGCAGCATACAGCTTCTTAGGCGTAAGTAACTCTGCTTTCATTATGAGAGCCGACGTTGACTTAAACGAACTTGAACCTCAAACAACCGCCCCGGGAGCAGAACCAACAGACGGTACTTGGTGGATTGATACTCAGTCTTCGGCTTGGGGTATCCAAGAGTGGAACGCAGCTTCTGCAACTACAACTGGTGGACAGAAATTTGCATCCAAGACTCCTATCGTTCTAACAAACGACAACACATCTAAAATTGTTGATAACAGACCAAAGGATTCCGTTGGTGTTATCGGTGATTATGCTGTTGTATTAGAAACAGGTAACACTAACTACGAAGCTGCTAAAGTTTACTATAAAATTGATCAGGTATTCTTAGGAGCACAAGCAGCTTGGGTAGAAGTTGGTAGCAATGAGTGGGCTTTAAGCAACCCTACAATTTCCGGCGGCAAAATTGAAGTAGCAGTTCCGTTAGCTTCTGCAGGTACAATGTATGTTAACAGTACTCCGGTATCTGTTGCAGAGAACGATACATTAAGTGATGTTGCTGATACAATTAACGGTTTAAACATTACCGGTATTATTGCAAAGACTAGTACAAACGGCAAATATCTATACATTTATGCAGATCAAACATCTGAATCTAACGGTGCAGATGCTGATGGTGCTGTAAATATCGACACAGATACTGCTAACTTAGCAGCACTAGGATTAACTGCTGGAACATACTATTGCCCAGCATTACAGCAAACTCCTCATACAAACGTTCCTAACTACAAGTCTACAGGACCAACACCTCGTCCAACAGGCTCTGTATGGATCAAGACAACTGAACCAAATCAGGGTGCTCGTTGGAGAGTTAAGCGTTGGAATTCTGCTACAAAATCATGGTTAGAATACAGTGCTCCAATTTATGATTCAACACACGCAGCTTTATATTATCTAGACCGCAGTGGCGGTGGTGTAAACATTGCTGTTGATTCACTATTTGTTCAGAGCAATTCTACCGAAGCAAATACTCCTGCAAATCCAGCAACAGCTTCGTTTAGAGCTTGGAGAAGAGCAGCAGCAGGTAATACTGTTATTACTTCTGCAATTGTAACAGCAGGTACATTTGCTGTAAACAATACATTCTTTATCAACGAATTTGATAAAGGCGCATTAGCATTACACGGCAATGTTGAAGTTTCATTTGCTGCCGACGAAGAAGCTACAGATGCTGATTTATTTGCAGCAGCAATTAACGGATTAGGCTTACACCACGTTGAAGCTTCAGTTACTGCTGATAACAGAATTCAACTAGTTCACAAAACTGGTGGTGACATTAGATTAACAGACAACACCGGTGATACAATTGCTGCATTGTTTAATGTTAACACAACAGCAAACTTCTATGAGTTAGACACAGATCTATACCTAGCAAGTAACTGGGAACCACTAGCAGTTGACGGATTTACAGCGTCTAACGATGCTCCATTAGCAGAAGCACAAGACGGGCAGCTATGGTACAATCCTAACTTTGGTGAAGTTGACATTATGTACCATAACGGTAACACTTGGGTAGGATATAGACACGCTTCTGCGTTCCCTGACACTGATGCAGGTGGCCCAGTGGTATCCGCAAGTCAACCAGATGACACATATGAAATTAACGGTCAGCTATGGATTAGCACAGCAGACTTAGAAAACTTCCCAACAATGTACCGCTGGAACGGCGACATGATGGAATGGCAATTGATCGACAAAACCGATCAAACATCCGAAGAAGGTGTTTTATTTGCTGATGCACGTTGGAATACCGACGGTGCAGCCGGCGATGCAACAATTGCTGAACTAGCGTTAAGCAACTTCTTAGATACAGATGCTCCAGATCCAGTGTTATATCCAAAAGGCATGTTACTATGGAACCTACGTAGAAGCGGTGGTAACGTTAAGCGTTATGCTAACAACTATGTTGATCTAGCAGCTGACAACGCAAGATTTGACTCATCTAATTCACCAGCAGGTGACGCATATGTTTCCGGTGAAGGACAGAGCTTATACAACCCAGATCGTTGGGTAACAGCTTCTCCAAACAACGAAGACGGTTCTGGTAGCTTTGGACGTAAAGCTCAACGTGCATTAGTTGTACAAAAACTTAAGAGTGCAATTGATACAAGTGCAGAAGCAAGAGATGAAGAGCGTAGAAACTTCAACCTAATTGCTGCACCTGGTTATCCAGAAGCATTCAGCAACTTAATTAACTTAAACCTAGACAGAGGTTTAACAGCATTCGTAGTTGGTGATACGCCATTACGTTTACCAAGCGACTCAACATCGTTGTTGGCTTACGGTACAAACGCAAATGGCGCATTAGACAACGGCGATGCAGGTATTGTTAGCTATGACGAATATAGTGCTGTTTACTATCCAAACGGATTTACAACAGACCTAGGCGGTGCAAACGCAGTTGTTCCAGCATCACACATGATGTTACGTACAATTGCTTTAAGCGATCAGGTTTCTTATCCTTGGTTTGCTCCAGCTGGTACACGTCGTGGCGGTATTACTAACGCAACAGCAGTTGGTTACATTGATGCAGACAG